ATTCGGTATATGTATCTTTATATTCATCTCTCGGGTCTCCAATATAGTTATCAACATTAAAGTCACCAAATGTTTTTAAAATATCCATATTCAACTCTTTTATTGGAGAGAAGAATAATCCCAAACGATTTGAATCAATTGGTGCTTGGTCAAATGCTTTTTTAGTTGCTCTTGTTTTATGTGATAAATCAGTTACTAAAGATGCACTTTCAAAACGTATTTTATTACTATACCCAAAGCCCAAAGATGGTACTTCTGCAGTCACAGTTCTATCATATGGCGTATATTGATACGGATAAGTTGTAGCTGTGTACATTTGACTAGCACTTGCATAAGATTCCCCATATGTTTGATTTATTGCAACGTTCTTAATTAAAGGGTCTGCATTTCTATCTTTTGGATATTCAAAATCTAAACGGAATAGTAAATCGGCAGTAGATGCTGTATATGAGTTACCATTGGTTGCATCTGGAAATAATACGTGATTATTAAATTTCGCTCTTTCTAAAGGAACTTTCCATAAACGAACTTCATCTATGTTACCATTGAAAGTATCACTACCCACTTGAACAAATGAACCAGTTTCCCATTGATTATCAGTTGAGAAAATAGACATACTTACTGAATTAATTATTCTAGTACCATCGGATGTTCCTAACCATACGGTGTACCATGAACCAGTTGTTGCAGTATTATATCTGTTTACAATTACGTTTGAATAATAATCGGTGTAAATTGGAAAATCTAAACTTCCTGTTTTATAATCAGGCCCATACACATATTCAATTGATGTATCAAAATATGGATAGTAAACACCACTCGTTTCCATATAAGTAGTCAATGCCTGGTCACCACCAAAATTCAATTCCAATTTACCAAAAGAACCAGTTGTTTGTACTAAATCTAATTTCCATTCACTACCACTTAACAATGTAGAAACGGTATTTGGTATAGAATCTGGTTTAAATCTAAACTCAATAGCATTGGGATAATCAGAACCACCTGGATGAACTTTCCAAGGAACTTTAACACATGCACTACTACTTAAATAAATTGCAGCTGTTCTATCATCAAAAGTAAATTTAGTAGAACCACCTTTTGTTGGGTCTTGTGGGCCACCAAACTCCATTATAGTCAACATTGATTGAGGAACACCATAACAAGAAAGAATAGCTTTCATCGCTCTACTAGTTCCTTTATGTTTTAAAATATATGGAAGATTGTTTAATATTCTTCTCCAAACTTCTTCATTTGCCTTTTTTAACGGCATTCCATACTTTTGAGTACCATCTTTATATGTTCCAAAAGCATGTTCCCACAAAAAATTTGAATTATATGCATTTTTAACATCCCAACCATGTGATTCTAACAAATATTTTACAATATCATTTGGAATACCTCTAATATTAGAAGCATCTAAATTTTTGGCTCTTGCTAAACCATTTATGTAAACCCAAAGTAAATCAAAATGTTGAGCAATCATATTTAAAAAAACAACAAAATCTTCATTACTCTTATCTTCAATTAAATAAGAAGGGATATTATTTGAAAGTTTATTTGGATTGTATTTATCAAAATTTTCAGATTGTTGTAGTATTTCATAATACCAATTTGTTACCAAAGAACTTGAAGTATTTAATAAAATAGAAGATGATGGATTTGTTTTTGGATATGCTAAGTTATTTGATTCAAGGTTTGTTGTATAATAAAGATATTTTTCAAATCCATCAAAATTTATTACTAAATTATTATATAATGTATTATTTTTCTTTGCCTCATTTAATTCGGATGGTGAAGGATTTGGTTGAGCATAAACTATACTTTCTAAATTTTTATAATACTCAATTAATTTTGCTTTATAAAAGAAATTTTCAACTCTTTCAGTTGCAGAACTAAAATTTACAAAATTTTTAAAAAGATATTCAGACCCGCTTACATATTCTATACTCAGTTTTTCAGTATCAATTCCTAATGAATTGGTATATTTGTTTATAATACTAACCGAGCTTTCAGAACCACTTGCAATCAAATCATCATATATCTGAAATTCAATTCCATTATCAGGTTGAATAGAAAAATTTGGTCCTTTAATTGGATTACATACATCAATTACCTCATCTAATAAACTTATTGTTTCAATTATTGGTGTTGATTGAGGTTTAGAAATCCATACTAACTGATTTGTCTGTATTGTTGTTGGTAGTGGTTCATATAATTTTACTATTAACGAATCCAAACTACCTGTCCAAGTTGTAATTAACTTGTTATCCCCATTACCTATATGCAATAGATGATTTAAATATTTTGCAGACTCTAAAGAAAAAAGACTCTCATCAAATTGTGAAGTAAACGCTGCCGCAATTCTATTAATTGCAAGTTGTTTAGGGATTGTAAGATTTCCTGCAAAAAAATCAATAAGTAAAAGTTCTTCCTTACCAATAATTTCTTTAGTACCACTTATATTGTGAGGAACTAATTTTAAATTAATTTTAATATTATCTAATGGCCCATTATAACCGCTTTGCTTTAAAATGCTTTCAACATTAAATTTTATTTTATCGTTTGGACCATATTGAACATATTGTGTAGAATTATTTATATAAATTCTAACAAAATCCGTACTAGTTGAACTATACTCTATTTCAAAATCTACATCAGTACCTTTATAATCACCACCTCTTAATTCTTTTGGATATTTTATAGTTGTTATATCTGGAGTTTTTATGTAAAACTCATTTACAACACTTAACTGATAATCAATAGGAGTTGATTCAGTACTTGCATTTTTACCAACAATATAAATTTTATAATTTCCTATTGAATCAAAAACAGTTTTTGGTATTAAAACTGCGTTAGTTTTTTCTATACCATCACCTTCTATTGGAAAATTAAAAGTTTTATCTTTTATATAAACATCAACAGATGTTACATTTTGACTTGTAAATAAAATAGTATATCCTGTTTCGGAATTAATATTATATTTTCTTACTCCCTCATCGGGTATTTTAATTAAAGGGGTTGATACCGCTACGATTGATAAAGTTTCACTTTCAATATCAAATGTAGTATCTGCGTTTACAACATATTCAGTAGTTAATGAATCTAAATTTTCAGCAACTAATGGTGCCGTTTTCTTTCCAATCTCCGTTACGTTTACACTCTTTATTCTATATGTGGAGTTGTTTGTTGATGAAATTGATAAACGAGTTCCCTGTTCTACTATTAAAGTAGTTGTACCTTCAATTAGTTTAGTAGATTCTTGACTCTTACCATTGATTACAGTAACTGAATTATTAGGTCCAACTACTTTAATAGTAACATTCGCTAAATCAGTTTGTGGGTCAATAACTTTTATTAATTCTTCCGCTTTTAAATTTCTTTGAGTTAAAGTAAAAGGTAATTCTTTAATTTCTTGTGTGTCAGTTGTTGCATCCGTATTTTGTAAAATACCATCTTTAATATATTGTATTCTAAAAACATGCGGTGGAGTTTTTGTAAAAAATTTAGCCTGTGGTTTGAAATCAAATAAACCATCGGTAGAAATTATATCATTTTTATAATTATCAAAAGTTGTATCATCAAAATTTACATTTTGAATAACCTGTATTATATATGTTTCATTTGATGTATATCCATCTTTTGAAATTTCAATTCTTTTTTCTCCACTTTTAATAATATCACTTAATGTGAATATTAATTTATCAGGAGCTGTTTTAAAAGTATTTTCGCCATTTATATAAAGAGTTGCACCGTCAATATTAGATTTTACATAAAGAATTAAATTACCATCTTGATTTATAGTTCCTATTCCTTCAGTACTTATTGGTAAAATAACATTTCCATTTTTTATAATACCAACATCACCTTTAGGTAATATGACACCAGTAACAGGCTGTTCATTTTCAGCACTTATTAAAATGTTATTTTTAATATTAGTTTGACTGGTATTATCCAATTCACTGTCAATTATTTCTCCTTGTACAAATCTTGGCATTTTGTTTCTTTATTAACCTTTTTTCTTTTTTCTTTTAAGTAACAAGGCAGCTGGTCCTAATAACGCAACTTTAGCTGCAGCTTTAACAACATCTTTTGGTGTTTTTCTACCTTTTTTTATTCCAATTAAACCTTTATCTTTATCTTCTTTTTTATCCGTATCAACTACCAATCCTAATCCACCCGTCAATGCTCCTTTTGCTAATTTTCCTTTACGTTTTTTCTTAATAGCATCAGCAGATACCGTATTTCCCATACTCATAGCTTCGCTAACATCTTGAGAATTAATACTTTGGAAATCAGAATCTTCATATCCTAATATTCTTCTTCCTACAACCCCACCTCTGGTTCTTAAAACACCATCATCAAATCCTACAGGATTAATTTCTATTGGAGATTCAATTTGAACCTTTGGTTCATCTATAATAGGAATTCTAATGACATCATCCGGTTGAATTATTTCTTTTATAGGACCTAATTCAGGATGTGTTTTTATTCTTTCTTTCACCACATCTAACACAGGAAGTGTTGGATTTGGTTTTGTAGTTATTATAGTTTTTTGAACAGGTGGATTTGTTGAAATTTCAAGATCAGATTCTTTACTTTGTAAAATTTCTTCAACAGCATCTGGACTTTCAAACACCTGATATGTTCCATCAGTATATGTGATTGTTGGGTTAATTATGTATTTGTTTAACAATCTAATTAAAATCTTTTCCACCGTTGATTTTACAATTTCTTTTGATAATGCAACAGATGGTGGTGTTATTTTTGGTTTTCCATAATTTAAATCATTAATATCAGAAATTCTATTTGTAAATTCATATATAGTTCCTTCTAACATTTTATTATATATAGTTGCTGCAAATGCATCAAATTCTTTTATTTGGAATTCGGAAATCATTTTATTAAACCATTTTTCTCCAAAATTAGTTTTTAAATAAGAAGAAATATAATTTGGTTTAATTGCTTCTGCAAACGATACAGCATATCTTAAAATATCTTCTCTAAAAGAACCATCATTTACTAATATGCCATATCTTAGTTTTAATTCCGGATTTAATGCTGCACCTTGTTCACTCGGAAATAATCTTACTTCAGTTCGGGATGGAGATATTTCCTGAATCCATAATTTATCTAAACTTTTATTACTTCCTACTCTATTATTTAAAAGAGTTATTTGAGTTTTGAATATACCATTATTGTATCCTGCTTCTTTTATCAATCTTTCTGCATCAATAAAATACTCGGATGGTAATTTATATTTTTGAAACAAAGTTCCTTCCGCAATTAAAAAATAATCTTTAATATTTTCGGAATTTAATGGAATGTATCTTACTAGTCCAAATGAAGTTTGAGGTAGTTGATTATCGTTTGCATCGTATAGAATAAATTCAATACAATCATTTTCACTTAAACCAAAAAACGATTGTATATCTCCCAATTCAAACAAAGTTCTGTCATCTGAACTGATACGGTATCCTTTAGTATTTATTATATCTTTAAACGATTGTATTGCCATTATCCTTCAAATTTATTACCTCTTTGTTTTTGCAATCCTACAGTCAATGTCACAGTTGATGCTGTAGTTTTTGCAATAAATGAACCTTTATATAGTTTATCTCTACTTGTTCCTACTGCTTTTGCAGGAACTTTATCTCTAACTGCATCTTTATTTTGTGAAAGTACTATTGTTTTTTTAGCTTTAGGTTCTAATTTTATACTGGCTACTTTTCCTAATGTATCACCGGTTTCTCCAGTTGATTCAAATGATATATCAACTGCTTCATCACTAAAGTTATAAACTTCAATATCTGGTCCGTTAATCCATGTCACATTTCCTTTAGCATCTGCTTTAGAATTAAATAGTATATCTTCTCCACCTTCTTGTCCTTTTTTAATAACTTTAAGAGATATATCCATACCAACTTTAGCACCTTCTGCTTGTTTAGCATCCCTACCTTCTATTTGTTCTTTATACGCTCTATTTTGTTCTTCTAATGCCGAAACTCTTGCTGTTAAAGATACTCTTTGTATTGCTTCAGTTGTTGCTTTTTGTATTGCGTTTTGCAAATCACCAATAGAAGATTGTATTTTAACTCCATATTGAAATGCTTCATTTTGAGCAGTTGATGAAGCCAAAGTTTCTCTATCAACATCTATTCTTAAACTTTCTGTAACTATTTCTAATTCAGTAACTTTTGCTCTCAAATCTTCTATATCTTTATTCAATTTTACAACTTCTGCCGTCAAATCAATAACGGATTGGGTTACCGGATTATATACTCTTCTTGGAACCGTATCTTCAACTTCTGGCAAAGGTTGTGGTAACAATTCCACAATAACCGTATCAACGGCTCTTTCTAATTCTGCTTCGTCATAAATTGGTTTTGTTAGTTTACCGGATATCAATCCTAAATTTTCTTTCTTTTCAAATACATAGACACCGGTATCAGTTTTTGGTTTTAAAGCCAAAGAACCACTAACAAGAATCTTGTTTACATACTGTTCATTTTTTAATCCAGAATTACTCATATTAAGACTTTTCCAAATTAAAGATTAAATCGGTATCAAAATATTGTACACTACCGTTTTGTTCAACTTTAAATTCTAATTTATAAAATCTATTTGCTTCCCAATTAGAAAAATTTAAATTGAAATAGTTACCATCCGAATCACAACTAAGTTTTGAATATTCACTAAAAGGAATTATTACATCATCTGAAACGGAATCTTTTATTTGATAATAAGAATTTGTTGGTAAAAATTTAATTGCTCTATATCCAAAAGAATTTGTAAAAGTTTTTAAAGGATATTGTTCTCTTCCAACAACTCTAAATTTTACTTTAGAATTTATTTTATATTTTGTTTTAAAATTAGAAACATTTATTACAATATTTTCCGCACTTAATTCTTGCAATGAACCTGTATTAAATGTAACATCATCCCAAGCAATTCTAATTTTAGGTTGATATATTGTATTTGTTTCTTTACTAAATAATTTTACAATACCATAATCTTCACTATCATTTTCAACGCTCAAACTATGTTTTATAATAAATCCATTATTTTGTATAGAACCACTCAACCACTGCTTAACCGATTCTTTTACATCCATTGTTATATCAGCGGTTTGATAATTAAAAGATTGACTTGATGCATTATTATTATACCAAACTCCACCTTTTCCTTCATATGAACCACTGGTACCTGCTGAAAATTGTAATGTAGGTAACCATTCTAAATTTGAATCACCTTCTCTATAATTCCAAGTTACACCTTGTGTTGAAATCTCATCAAATCTAGTTCCCTTACCCATTTCCCAACTACCAGAAATTGGATATGCATATAGTGTATATTCAACAGGAATTTCTTCACTTTCCGTTTCTTTTAAAATTAAAGTTGCCTGTTGAAGTTTCATAGTTTCATTTGATAAAGATGAAGATAAGTGGGATAAATCAAATCTAATCAACACTCTAGAAGTATCTTTTATGTTTCCATAATATACTTTACTAACTTCTAATATCTCATCTAATCCAGTATTTTGGTCTGGCTGTTGTAGATATACCGTTGCATCTTTTGATGCTGTTAAAAAATAGTATGCCATTATCTTACTCTACCTTTAATGTCTTTATCTGGAAACTTAATTTCAAAAACCGATGGGTCCAATGATGGGTAAACAATTTTATCTTTTGTTGCCGCATCTATATTATAAGAATTGGATGAATAATTGCCACCACATTTATTTGTAATTTTTAACATTGGTACTGATGAAACTCCTTCTATATTTGCGAGAAGTAATTCTATTTCACTTAAATTTATAGTTTGATTAAAAGTCCAATTATCAACATTAAAATAAGTTTTTAATTCATTAATACAATTTATAAGAACTTCGGTTTTATTATAATTTGGATAACATATTATATCAAAATCAACACCTATATTGATTACAAATCCATCTAAAAGATTTACACCATCTGTTAATATTTTATACTCATTTAAATATGTTTTTATATTTTCTTTTAAAGCAGAGTTAATACCTGTTAAATTTCCGTTTGCATCATATGAAAGTAAATACAAATTAATAGCAAATGGATTATTTTTTTCACTTATATTTTGAGTTTTTCCCGTCAAAAATGTTCTAATTCTATCTCTAACAACATCTTCTTTTGGTTCTTGTGTATCTGGTAATTCAATAAAATCCATAACAATATCCGTAAATTCTTGTAATGCATTTGGAGATGCTAAAATAGATGATGGTGAATTATTATCAAGTATACCATCTGCACTAGCATACGCCTTTGCAACAGCTCCAAACCTAGCAGGCATAGATAAAACTCTTACTTGGTAGTCTTTAGCAGTTACGGCTCTATTTTGTGATGAAAAATGTGCCAGTGCATTTTCTTTCATTTCTTGAATTGTTTCACCACTCTTTCCACCAATAGCTGGTAATTCATTATCAACTGCTAATGAGTTTTTCATTCTCAAATACAATGAAAGTTCATTTGAAGAAAAATCATTTAAATCTTCATCATATTCAACACTTTTAATTATTCGTATTGTATTACTAGCAACATTTGAATTTACTCCACCACCTGTTAAGTATTTTACAGTAATTGTTGTATTTGATGGAGATGTACCATATGTTTTTGTTTTTAAAAAGTTTGTTGGGTCAAAAGATTCTTCTAATCTACTAATTGAATTTGGAAGTCCTAAACCTACATTTTTTAAGTTTGGAATAAGCAATTCATCGGATGCCGTTGGGTCTCCCGCACCAAATTGAATCGTTGTACTATTATCTCCATTTATTATTGTAGTAAACCTTTTTGGAGTTTTTATAGTTTTTAAAATATATGGAACGGTTGATTTAAACTGATATAATTCAGGATCATTTACCGCAGTATTTGGTTGTTCAATAAATACCATTTCTTGACATAAAGCTGGTACTTCGTAATATTTGTTGTTATTAGAATCTCTTACATCAACAACTTGTATTACATCTCTATCATCTAAACGTATAAAGTTATAAGGAACATAACTTTGAAATTCTTCTTGTTTAAGTTTTAATGTACCAGATATTACATCCGTATATTTTTTTATTAAATATAAAGATGGTTCTCCGGTTAGAGAATCTCTTTGATATACACTTATTTCTCTATCATATTCTTCACTAAAATCTACAGGATCGGTTGTATAAAATTGAACCCCATTTTGTTGTGATTCCAATACCATTCCAGTTTTTATTCTAAGATAATATTTTGAATCTGGTTTATTTGAAGTTCCATTTCCAATTGAAGGTACAATTTGATAAACTGCTAATTTTGTTGTTGATGGTACGGTTACATTTGGTTTATATCCCAAATATCTAGATAAAGGTATTATACTTTGTACATCATCCGCATATGGTAATAATGATTGTTTGAATGTATCATCAATATAATAACTTAAAACATCTCCTATATAAGATGCCATTTCAATAAAAATTGTTCCAGGCGAAGCTTCACTAAAATCATTATATTCTCTTGGAAAATATGTTTTAGCATATTCAATAAGGTTATTTTTAAAATCAGTAAAATCTTTATTAAGATATTTTACGTCTTTTCCCTTATTTCTAAAATTTTTATTTGTTGTTCTTAATCCCATGTCATTTATTTATTAGAATTCATTAAAAAATTAGTGGTGAAAGAAGAATTTTGACCAACAACATTAAATTTTACTTTTACTTCAACTAAATTTTTATCTTTCATTTCTTGAGATGTATCAACTTCAACACCCGCCACAATTAATTGAGGAACCCAGATTCTAACAGCATTTGAAATTGCATCTAATATTTTATTTTCAATATCATCATCAAATGGTTCAAATAAAATTTTTTGTAGATTTGTTCCAAACAATGGTTGATTTATCCTCTCACCCTTTTGTGTTCTTAATAAATTTGTTACATTTGATTTTAATTGTAAAATATAATCATAATTTTTTACAAATGTTACTTCACCCATTTGCATCGGTAAAGATAACCCAAATGCATAATCTCCTAAATCTTTATAATTAGGATTTTTAAAAATATCAGTCTTTGTTACTACAATTGCCATTACTTCTTAAATCTTTTAACAAGCTCTGAATAATCTCTATTTAAAGCTTTGTCTAGTGATTCATTACCGGTTTGTACACCTAATCCACTTTTTTGTGCACCACCGGCAAATTCACCATAACCCATTTTTTCTGCTATTGCAGTTCTACCTACTATTGAACCCACATCACCTTGTCCAAAACTCATAGTTCTAAAACCACCATCGTTTCCAACGGCAGTTCTGGTTTCGTTTAGGATTTGGTTAATCATTGGATTTTTACTATATTCTTTTTTTGATTCTACGATAGGTTCATCGTTACCCAATATAGCTTTAGCCATACTTAATCCTTCAGATTTGGGTTTTACAACCTTTCCCTCAGCCATAAGTTTTTTCATTTCGGCTCTAACCCCCTCTTTAATTAGGGCTGGTAATTGTTGTTTTACTTCCTCTTGAACTAGGATTTGAATAGCTTTTAAAAGTTTATCAGTATTCATATTTTTGTATTGTTATGTTTATAAATATTTGAATAGGTTATTTTTGGGAATTATATATCTATTCGGAAAAAATAGTACCCCCAATAACCTTTGAAGTTGAATTTGCTCTTAGTGCTAAAAGATAACTATACTTTCGTTTTGGAACAGGTATAAAATTACCATTGGTATCTTTTTGGGGTATCCCATTTGTACATCTTATATATAGACAATCATCATCTGATGTGAAATTTATAATATTTTTATTAATTCCAGGTAAAATTTGTTTTATTGAACCAAATATTGATTCCTCTCTAAACGGTGTTGGACCCTTTAAATACCAAACTCTACTAGATGCCGGGCCCGTAACCGGTTCAAATGCATTTGGAAAATTGATAGTTTGTGTTACCGTTTTAGCACCATTTATTCGTTTTCTAGTTCTATTAAGTATTGCTGCTGCCACATATGCCTGCTCCGTCTGGTTAATTGATGATTCCGCTGCTATTAGTGAAATAAAATTACTCCACTCTTGGTCACTTTCAAAGTTTTGTCCCATATACGCCTCAGCTACAGCTCTAGCATCATTAATACTAGCTTTAAAATTTGTTTGTATAGTTCTACCACTGTTTACCGTGGAAGTACCATCTGCTTTTAATACATTTGGATAAACAATACTCTCGCTTTGACTCTCTGCAAAATCTTCTTCTTCTATAAATAAGACACTTTGTTTTCTTTTTTTACCGGCTTCGTAATTACTATTTAATACACTTTCACCCAATCCACCAATTTCTTGTTCTTCTGGTTGGGATGGTGGAATTTTATACCCAGTCCACATAACTTGAGATGGTCCTGGAGTTCCGGTTGGTAAATAATTTGCGGTTGTAATAATAGTTCCTTTTACGGATAATAAATGTGCGGTTGCCATTCTGATAAATTCATCTACCAGTATTCCACAATTCATATTTGGATTTACAGCTGACATTTAATATTTGTTTATGTGTTCGGATAAAATTTTTGATTGATTTCCAACAGGATGAAATCCATCCTTTATTACACCTACCGATATTTTAGGAACGATTGTTGCACCTGTTATTGTTCCTGCCATTATTCTTTGATATTTTTGATATTCTTGCAAGTATGGAATGTATCCTTCTTTAGTTGTTACATACCTTGTTAATGGCATATTTTGAATCAACATATCTGTTTCGGAATCATATCCTGTAATCACAATTGCTTGTGCTCCGGTTTTAGTTACGGCATCTACCATTGATTGTAATGCAGTTAATACAGTTTCTGCTTTTTTAGCTGAAAATATATCGTTTGTACCACCGTATATATAAACTTTATCGTATTTAGTTGTTGCTAATTTTTTATACAATTCCGGCTTCATCCATAGTGTTAATTGTTTACCACCAATTGCCAATATTTCAACATCGGATTTACTATTAGATTTTTTATAATATGATGACCAAGTATAACCCGCATCAACTGTTATTGAATCTCCTACTAATAAAATTTTTTTATTAGATTCGTTATTATTTTTATTTTGGGTATCAGGTTCTTTATTTTTATCATCAGTAGGTTTATTTAAACTAACATCATTTGCCGAATTCCAAATACCAGGATTTGTTATTGAATTTGAAATTGATAAGGTATTTGTAATTACACCGGTTGATACTTGAACTACGGTTGGGAGTGGTATAGGAAATGTAGATAATTGAGCAGTTGACCAATATGCTTTTACACCCTTTCCCATCTCTCCAACTAAATCATAAGGTTCAGTAGAATTTAAACCTCTTTGTAATGCATTTAAAAATAACGTTTCCATAACCTGTTTATTACCAGATATTACTTTTATATTATCAGGAATAGTTCCCCCTCTTTTTACAGCTGCATCATATTCTTCCGCAAAAGTTTTGGCAACATAATTTATATCAGGAACTTGTTTTGCGTTACAAAGCCTATTTATAATATTTTGTTTAAAAAGATTCCAACTCATTTTATTTATTTAAACCGGATATTTTTGAAATTCCACTTTGAGCAACATTTTGTAAAGATGATAATTTATTTGTAGCTCCACCTATTGTGTCAGTTGCTTTACTTTTTAAATTTTCGGCTTGGTCTTTTAGTGCATTAGCTTTATCTTTTACAGCATTTACTTGAGCCATAGCTTTATCTTTAAATGATTGTGCTTTTGATGCCAAATCTTTTCCTTTATTTAACATTCCTTTTGCCTTCTCTGCTTCTGCCTTTTTAAATTTTTTTATATTCTTTACAGGTAATTCAGGTTGTTTAAATTCTTTTAAAGGCTTAAATGGTGGTGGTTTTATTCCTTTAAATTTTGGAATTTCAGGTTTTTTTACATTTTTAAATTTATCAGCAAGTTCTTTTGCTTTACCTGTCAACTCTCCAGCTTTTCCGGCTAATCCAGAAAAAGCAGTTGCTCCCAATCCCCCAAATACACCTAAAGCACCAACTTGCCCAAAAGGATTTGAACTAATTGCGTTCTTTAAATTATTTATTTCCGATGATGCTTTATCTAATTCACTTTTTAATCCATTCATTTCATTTTTAACATCTGGAATTCCACCTTCCAATCCACCAATAGATGGTTGAGATTGTTTTGTTAAAGAATTATTACTTATTGGAGTATCTAATATATTAGGTTCTACTGACAAAGAAGGATTTTGAATATCGGTATTTGAATAATATTCAACTTCGGTTTCTTGCCTTCTATCTCTTATATTTCGTATAGGTAGTTCTTTATCTATCATATTACGCGGTTTGATTTAAATTACTTAAAACATTGTTTAGTTTCCCTTTTATACTTTCAAAAACTTTTCTATTTTCAGAACCAATTGCCGAAGGTCCGGATGGTGTTTTAAATTGCAAATCACCAATTGCATCTAAAAGTTCTCCTAATAATTGTACTAGCTGTTTACCCTTTACCATTGGTTCTAAATCTTTACTACCTAAAAATATTTTACCATTTCCAGTGTACATTACAACATCCGTATCGTTTGTTAAAATATTAACACCATCTTTAACGTTAATATCCACACCACCTTTGTTATCAATTGAAAGCCCACCATCTGATATAAATCCGTAATTCTTTTTTGAGTAAAAAATCATTTCACCATTTCTCGCAGAAAATATTAATCTACCGGAATTCAAAAGAATTTGATTGCCTATTAATTTTGCGGGATAATTTAAAAAAGATTCTGGTTTTGTTTCAAAATCAGATTTTCCATTATCACCGGTAGTACCTGGAATAAAAGGAATTTGATAATTGTTGGATGTTAGTGCTATAACACTGCCATCGGTATTTAAATTTTCTTCAACAATTTCATTTGCTTTTTTAACATTATTATTTGGACTTTCTCCATTTCTAATTATAATTGTTGGTGAAAATGATTTTGGATTATCTGAATTATTATAAGCAGAAAAACGTATTGATTGCCCAAATCTAGATTCTATTAAATAATCTCCCTCATATAATTTTAATTTATGAATATTTGAAACATATTTAAAATATTTTCCATATCCATCATATTTTTTATATTTTGATTGATTTGTTTCATCAACTATTCCAGTTTTTGATACTTGATTAAAAGAATCCACACTATTTTGTGCTTTTATAGACGAATTTTTTGGAATAAATTTTTGAGAAATTTCATTAGATATTGCAGATACGTTTGGTGTTTCGTTTGTTGATTGAATTCTCTGATATAAAAAATTTCCATCTCCACCTTTATAAATTTTTACTCTTTCGTTTCTAGTTGGTAAATCTTTTATACTTTTATCCGCAGGTAAAGCAATGTGAAGATTATCAACATCTGAAAAATCCGTTACCATTCTATATAAGATAGCTCCGATATATTGTAAACGAACTTCTTCGGGTTTTTGTTTTAAATATTCATTTGATTCATCTAAAATTATATCAAAAACCACTCCAATTTCGCTATCAAATGATTCAGTATTAGAATCACGAACAACTTGAGATGATGCATATCTTCCGGCTAATATTGTTGCCATATTACTTTACTGATTTTTTAAGTTCTTCTAATTCAAATTCTAAATCATCAACCCTCTCAACTTCTTGTTTGGTTTCTTCTAATTCTCTAAGAAGTTGATTCTTTTCAAATTCAGTTAAGAAACCATCTTGTCCTTCCGCTTTCTTTTCAGATGCTACAATTTTTTGTGCAATTGCCGCAAGTTTTACTAATTGGTCATCATTTTTTACCGATGAATCAATCAACCCATGCAATATAGGTCCAACCGTTGCTACATCACCGGCATGCTTTACCATTTTCTTTAATTCTTCTATAAGAGAAGATATTTTTTGTTTTTTAGATACTTGGTTGTTGTAAATATCTTCAAATAGGGAACTTAGATTTTTACCCTTAAATAACTCGAAATCTGTTGACATACTAATTCTTTTTATGTATGTCTATAAATATGTATTGTATAAAAAGTTGGGATTAAATTGAAATTATCTCAATTTTAATCTTAGGTTGATACCCATCAGGTAGTTGTTTATTAATACCTTTAAATTCTTTTACTTTATCTTTGAAATAAGTAATCTGTAGGATACGGTCAGTTAGATTCATTACCGTTTGAGATGATGTAGACATTTCTTCCGTATCTCTTTTCATATTAAGTTGTGGTCTATTTGGAAAGAACTCCTTTCTCATAGCTTGTGCTATTTCTGTCCAATCTTCAACTTTATCAACTGATTTTTCAGCTGATATTTTTCTCATCTTTGAACTTAAATATTTTTCACCATGTGTATATCCTGCATCAGTAAACATATGTCCGTGATTTGTACGAACAATAGGTGATTCGGTATTTTGTAATTTAATATCAGGTTTATGTTTAGATGTAGTTTCCACACTAATCATATGTTTTGGGGAAGATATAAATGTGTGACCTTTAAGAGATAATCCACTCTTACCTTTATATGTAATTGTTGCTTTTAATGCCTGTTTTAATGTAGGTTGTTTGATGATGTTTCTCATCTTATCACCATCAGGTCCAGGTTTACCACCTTTCTTTACAATCTTATGTTCCGCTTC